CGGCGTTCTCTTCCATTCCTAATTTCCCACTAGGCCCACGGCAGAGGTCGCGCGGAAATTAGGAATGGAAGAGAACGCCGTTAGGATTATGGCACGGAGAAGGGGCATACGCAGGCTACCGGAAGCAATGATTGCTATAGCGGAAGAAAAGGCAAAGGTTGAAATTGAAAGGATTATGAAAGATGTCAATTAATACTATTCAGACTTTGTACGACGAGCTTTTCGGAACGATCAAAGCCTTACGGGCTGGCAAGATGTCCGTAGAGGATGCCAAGGGGGTTGCGGATGTATCAAACGCTCTAACCAGAGCGATCGAGTGCGAGCTAAAGTGTATCGATAAGATAGGTGCGAAAGGAACGGGAATCATTAGCGAGGCGCATCTAACCCCGAGGGAAGGCGAGGAGGCGACGCGTCCAGCGCTGGTATCCCCCCAGCGCAAGATAGCGGTATCCGTTACGCCAGTGAACAATTGGCCACGCTTATCCAAGGATGGAACTGACAAATAACGAAGCTGACAGCATCCCCCTTTGCCCCGGTGTTGCGATAACCGGGGCTTTTTTTTTTGCCCTATGCAGGCTGATCCGGCTCGTCATCCTGCAAAGGCAGCTCCGCAGGGGGCGGGCCAAGCGCCGCAGGACGCCATACCCTGAAGCGTTCCCCGCCTGCCATCACATCATGCTGTAGCCACCCTAGATGCCGAAGCGCAGTCGTGGCGCGGTTCATGAGGGTTTTATCGTAAGCCTGGTGCTTCTCGAGCCCGAGGCCCTCGCGCATGACCTCGTTCAAGGTCACTTGATGCCTGGCGCGCAGATACAGGCGAATGGTGCTCGCAAGGGTGTCTTCGGCGCGGCGCGCATTCTGCTCGAGTTTGGCTTCAGTGTCGGGAACATCCCACCATTTTCGACCGGCCTTGTAGAGCGCCACCGCCTCGGCAAAGAGCTGCTCTCGTTCGAGGGCGAGCCAATCGGTGTCTACGGCCGTACACCGCACGGGCCAGAAGCGGCGCGCACCGGTGTCATCGCGGTTCCACTCCAGGCTATTGGTGGTCGCAGCGAACGCGCACGAGCGGGGGTGATCGCTGGCACGCCGCTCGTAGGGTGCGCGGTAGCGATCGTCGCGACACGTGACGATGCCATTGATCCGCTCCATGTCGGCTTTCTTGAAGCTCGAGAGCTCGGAAATCTCTACCAGCATTTTCCCCTGCAGCACGAGGTAAAAGTCCTTGGTGCTGACGGATTCTTGACACTCCGCATACCAGGGCCCGCCTAGGATTTTCAGGCCCGAGGTTTTCCGGATGCCTTGCTCTCCCTCGAGGACGGGCATGTTATCGAGCTGGCAGCCTGGCAGGTAAATGCGCGCTACCACCCCGGTCATGAAACAGCGGCCGACCGCGCGCATGTACTCGTTGCGTTTGGCCCCAAAGCCACGGATGAAGAGTTGCTCCACGCGCGGCTCGCGATCCCACTTGAGGGACTCGAGCCACTCGAGCACACAATTGCGCTGGTTCTGGTAGGCGTAGAGCGTCACGGCATCATCGACCGTGGTCTTACGGATGTTGTGGATGCCTAGCCGCGCCTGGAGCTCGCGGAGCAGTTTTAGAGTGTCCCAGTCTCCCCACTCGCGCAGCTTGCCCTCCTGCCCGGTCATGACCTTCTGGAGAAACACGTCATAGTGCAGGGGATCGTACTGACCGTCTTGGACCTTGCCGGAAATGATGGCGGTCGCGTTCGCCATGTTGGCGTGTACCCCCTGCTTGCTGAAGGTGAGCCCATAGCGCGCGGCCAGGGCGTAGGGGGCGGGGTCCTCGACCTCCTGCGTCTCATGGTTAAGGGTCACGCGCCCCGGGACGGAGGTGGGCCGCTGTACCTCAGAGGGGGCCACAGCGGGCCGCGAGATAAGCTTTATACGCGGCCGTAGCCACACGTTGATATCGTTCGACTTGACCCCTTCGTGCACAAGGTCCGCCGCATCGAAGCCCTCGGCTAACCCATCGGTGTCAACCAGGCTGACCTTGCAGTGTAGGGCTAGCAGGATCGCGGTGAGCTTCTCCATGGCTTTGAACCCTGCCGTGTCGGCATCGGGCCAGAGCAGGCACGGCCGACCGGCCAGGGGCGTCCAGTCATTTTGCTTGACCGCGCCCGCGCCGCCCGACCAGGTGGTGACGGCCGCGCGCTCGGACTGCTCGAGCAAGGCATCTGCCGCCTTCTCGCCTTCGACGATGATCACTACACCCCGCCGCGCCTTGATGATGGGCAGGTTATAGAGCGGCCGCGGGGCGGGAAGCGCTTTAGCGCGCCATTGGCCATCCTGCCACGTCCAGGGGGCAAACTCCTTCCCTGCAGGGGTGTGGTAGCGGGCATTGACGAAGATCAAGCGGCCGTTTTCATCCGGGTACTCGTAGGCCCTCCAGGGCAGCCCGTGCTTGATGTGCTTGAAGGCGGGACCGCCGCGGGGCGCGTCCAGGGGGGGGTAAACCCAGGCGATCTCCCGCACGGCCGGATCCTCATTTTTCTGCGGCCGGATGGGCGTGACTACGGTTTCCAGATCCCCATAGCCGTACTTGCCGGCGAGCTCGCGGCCGGCCTCGAGCTGCTTGAGCCCATGGAGCCGCGCATAGAGGGCGGTCATGCCCTTGCCGCCGATCTCCTCCTGGCCGTTGAAATCGCGCCACAGGCCCGTGTTGACGTTGATCTTGAAGGAATCCCCGGATTCGCCTTGCAGGCTGCCAGAGCACCACTCATGGCCGACCTTCTTGCCGTTCGGGAACCACTCGCGCCATACCTCGCGCTGCATGAGCCATCCGTCCAAGGATGTGAAATCGAAAAATACATTCGACGAAGCCACGACCCCTCCCCGCGAGTGCGCGCGGTTACGGCTTGTTGAGCTCGAGCTCGAACTTCAATAGGCGGAGCCTGCCATCTGGGATGACGGGGGATTCCTTGAGCCAGTAAGAAACGGTGTTACGCGCGCAGCCGACCAGCTTGGCGACGCGCAATTGGGAGAGCCCGTGCCTTTCCATGAGGCGCACGAGTTCCAGTGTACGGGGGTTTTTTGGTTTTGGTGTCATCGGGTGAGCGTACCTCCAGAGCAGGATATGTTCAATAATTGACATGCGTCCTCGACTGAGAACGCCACCCCGGCGATGCCGCCCGAGCGCTTGACAGCCTCGATGAAATTTTGCTGCTCAGGCGTCATGCGCTTGCCGGGCATCTTGGTTTCGATCGCGAGGAAGCGCGCGATCGTCTGGCCCACCATGTCGGGGGTGATGGTCACGGAATGCCAGCCGATCAAGTCGGAGCTGCCCACGCAAAGCCCGTACTGCACCCAGTTACCGGAACGATCCTGGTAGCGGCCGACGTTGTTCCGGAACAGGCGCGTGCCGATGCGCGCGCCTATTTTGAGGTGAACGTCGCGGACGAGTTTGGTCTCACCCATGGCGCTTGAGGTAGTCGATTCGATCCTTGATGCGCAGACATTCGAGCGTCTTATCCTGGCGCGTGAGAGCTGCAAGCTCATACTCGTTGCGAGCCTCGATCTCGACCTTGATCAGACGCATTTCCTCATCTTGGGCCTCTTTAAGTTGGCTCAGAAGCATTTCAATCATCATTGGAACCTCCGGAAAAATCGGGTTGGTTGATATATGCCCAGTGAGTGACTTGATTCAAGGACACCCAAGTGTCTCCATCATCCAGCCACCAGCCGGGCTGATTCGGGCTATCCATGGTGTACGGGAAAGGCATGTGCAGGGTTCCCGTGGTCATGCGGCCGCGATCGAGATACCTATCGCATACTCTGACTAAGACCACATCGGATTCTTTGAGGTCACTCTCAACGAGGTTGAGATTCGGAGTGGCGTCCTCGAGCTTGTGCCAATTGATTCCGGGAGCTGCAGATTCGCTAGCCTCGCGCTCGTCCAGCCACTTGGAAAAATCATTGATAGCTTGCGCCTGCTCGGGGTGCAAGGGAGGCCCTACTACGCCGATGTACTGGATAGAGAGTTTTTGGTTTTTCTTCATACCGCCACCTTCCGCTGCATTTTGAGTAACCGCCCTTCCCACACATGCTGAGCCCACCCCTCGGGGTTGCGGTAGCCGCGTTTGCGCGCGAGCTCCACCAGGGCATTCATGTCTTTGGCCATGCCGACCTGGCGCGCCTTGCGCGTCGCCTCGAGGTACTTGTCCGTGAGCTCCTGGAGCTGGCCGGCGCGCTGCGCGACCTTGCGCTCTTTCACCGGGATGATATGGCCGCAGTCCAGGCACACCCGCACATTGCCGGGGTTGGCGGCAAAGCAGTTTTTGCAGATTTTGAGCGACGCCAGCCGCTCGGCCTGGCGCGTGGCCCGATACCCTTGCAAGCTGTACTCACGCGGATCAGTCGGGAGCCCGTGGCGTAGGGCGTTGCCGGCGTGGTCCAGCATGATGGCTTCCTTCTTCCCCTCAAAGGTGCGCAGGATGCGCCCGAACTGCTGGAGCCACAATCCCAGGCTCATGGTGGGCCGCAGGCTGATCCCGACCTCGATTCCCGGGACATCGAAGCCCTCGGAGATCAAGTCGCAACTGGTCAATATACGTAGTTTCCCTGATCTGAAGTCACGGATCACATCGCGCCGCCAGTCGCGCGGCATGCCGCCATCGATCGCCTGCGCGGGATACCCCGCCTTGTTGAAGTCCTCGGCGACGTCCTTGGCGTGCTTGACCGATACGCAGAAAGCAACTCCACGCTTGCCCTCGGCCAAGCGCTTATAATGGCTCACGGCATCGCCCGTCAGTCCGGAGTGCTCAATGGCCTTCTCAAGTTCTTTCGCGGAGTAGTCACCCGCTCTTTTATGGACACTCGTAAGGTCAGGGGAGCTCGGGCAAAATACCCTAAAGCGGGAGAGACGTCCCGCATCAATCAACTGCTGTACCGTTGGGCCCGGGATAAGCGCATTGAAGTAATCATCCAGTCCCTCTCCCCCCATTCGGAAGGGCGTAGCTGTCACCCCCAGGAAGGCTGCTTTGCGAAACCAGTCCAGCACGCGGCCAAACTTGGTATTACCCGTGCAATGGTGCGCCTCGTCAACGATCAAAAGCGTGGGGGCCATCAACATCCCAAGCCGGTTCACCGCCGTAAGGACTGAGGCAACCTGAACCTTGTGCTCACGGCTGAAGGGATAATTCGGCGAGACGATGCCGTGCGGCACATCGAATTTATTGAGCGTCTCTGAGACTTGCTCGAGGAGCTCCTCCCGGTGAACGAGGATCATCACGCGCCCGCCCTTTTGCACGTGCGTGCGCGCGATATAGCTGAAGACGACGGTTTTACCAAAGCCTGTCGGGGCAACGAGCAACGGGGCGCGGAGCTGCTTGCGGTAGGCTTCCCGGATAAGCTCGACGGTACTTTCTTGTTCTGGCCAGAGTTGGATCATGCTTAAGGACCTCGGTGCGGAGGGTGTCAATAGTTGACACTAGCATAATCGCGTGCCATGCTCTTGTCCAGCCTGGCGAGTGAGGTGCGTCTCTCGAACCGGGTTAGGGCCGGAGCCCTGACTCCGGCCCGTCCTTCCGACGCACCCAACGCACACGAGGAACCCCTATGCCTTTGCAATTTCCAAAGTCCGAACAAGAATGGCTCGAGCTGAGACACCTGTACGTCTCGAGCACAGAATCATCCGCCCTCTTCGGCTTGAGCCCGTACCAGACTCCGTTCGAGCTCGCGGTGGAGAAAAAATCCCCGAAGCCCAACGGTATCGGAACCAATAACCGAATGACCTGGGGCAAGCGCTTGCAGGAGGCAATTGCCAAGGGCGTGAGCGAGGACTACGGCGTGAAGGTGCGCCGCGTCACAGGGTATGCCGTCAATCCCAACTGCAATATGGGCGCGAGCTTCGATTATGAGATCGTCGGATTGAAGGATGAATGGGACGATGACAATGATCCCATGCTGCGCCAAATGTACAAGGACCTCGGCCCCGGAGTGCTCGAGATCAAGAATGTCGATTGGCTCGTGTTCAAAAATGACTGGAAGCTCGAGGACGGCCAGATCGAGGCCCCGCCTCACATCGAAATTCAAGTCCAGCATCAGCTCCATTGCATCGAGCGCAAGTGGGGCGTGATGGGCGTCCTAGTCGGCGGCAACGATGCGCAGCTCATTTTGCGCGAGCGCGATCAGGAGGTGGGCAAGGCGATCGAGACCAAGGTGGGTGAATTCTGGGCGTTGATCGGCCGCGGAGAAATGCCGCCCGTGAAGCTGCCCGAGGATGTGGATATCATCCGCAAGATTTACCTCTTGGCCGAGCCTGGCAAGCTCCTCGAGCTCCATGAGGACGCTGAGCTCGAGCGGTGGTGCCAGGACTATCGCGAGGTGATGCAGCTGCGAGACGCCAATGAGGCGTCGCGTAAGACGATCGGCGCGCGCATCCTCCAGAAGATCGGCAACGCTGAAAAGGTGCTGTGCAAGGGATACTCCATCCAGGCCAATACCGTTGGCGAGGCGCTGATCGAAGCCTACACTCGCAAGTCCTATCGTAACCTCACCGTCCGAGTCAAAAAGGCGAACGCGTCATGAACGAAAACAGAGCATTGGTGCAAGTGACTCAAGCGCTTGCCGACCCTGAAATGCAGGGTAAATTTGTGCAGATGCTGCCCGCGGAGGTACCCGTCGATCGCTTCACCGAAGTGGTCATGATGGCCATCCGCCAAACTCCTGAGCTTTTGGATGCCGATCGGCAAACGCTCTACGATAGCTGTCTGTCGCTCGCACGGCGCGGTTTGCTGCCCGATAAGAAGGAAGCGGCCCTGGTGGTCTACAGCACCAACGTGGCTCCCAAGGGGCAGCAGAAGCGCTACGTGAAGAAGGTCCAGGAGATAGCCATGGTGGGCGGGATCATCAAGGAGCTCGGCAAGGTGGGGATCAAAGCCTACGCCGTGAGCGTGTACACCAACGATCAGTTCGACTTTTGGAACGATGACGACGGCCAGCACGTGAAGCACAAGCCGGTGGTCTTTGGCGATCGGGGGACGCGGATCGGCGCGTTCGCGGCCGGCCAGCTCCCGGACGGACGCACGTATGTGGAGGCCATGAACATGCAAGAGCTCGAGCGCGTGGCGCTTCGCAGCAAGCAAGCCTGGAAGGACAAGGAGGGGGTGGCGCACCGCGGTGGGACGTGGCTGAGCGATCCCGAGCGCATGGAGCAAAAGAGCTGCTTGCACCGCTTGCGCAAGCGCATGCCCGTGGAGCTCCCGCCCGAAGGCGAGGATGACTTCGATCAAACGTCAGAATATGGGTCGCAACCTGAAGCTGCGGATATTCCACCCTCCTCTGGTGATGCAGCGGAATCCGTGGTGGTTGACTCTGGGACGCAAGCAGAGCGGGCCGTCGATTCGGCCCCGACCCGTCAGAGCAACGGCAAAAAGAGGCCGCGCGGCCTGCGCGCGGTCATCGATCAGGTAAAGGAGCCGGAGCCCAAGCCCGAGCCAAAACAGCAGCCTGAGAACGAGAGCCAGGAGCAGGAGGAGCAGCAGGACCTCTACGCTCAGGGCGGAGACTTTGAGGGGGATATCCTGTGAGCAGCATGTTCGAGTTTCACGTCGGACTGACCAAGCCCGAAACTGCGGATGAGGTTCGCGAGCAGTCCGAGATCAATGGCATGCGCGCCACGCTCAATAAGGCGGAGCGTGACCTCGAGATCGTTTCATCGTGCTTTCAGATGGCGTACCACAGGGGCCTGAGCGGTGAGGACAAGTATGTGCTTCTCGCCTATCACGCGCTCTTGCGGTACGAGGAGACCTTCCAGCAGCTCAACAAGTTCATAAACTTGCACCCCGCGCCGCGGAATATCCTCTATAACAAAAACGATGAGAATTACGACTTCACGCCGATCTTCGATAACCTTAAGAAGATACGGGACAAGGATTTGAATTTATCGGAGAAAGAGCCGGACGGGTGGCTACATGTTCTGTGCGCGAAAGGCGAGGCGATCGAGGGCAGGCTTTCGTTCCAACCCTCCGATCCATTCGGAGTGAGCGGACGGCCGGAGTATCAAGTCATCAGCCACCCGCTTTACAGGAACAGACGGCCTGAATGATTTTGGGGCTTGACGCCGCCGCGGTATCCGCGGTCTGCGGCCAGCGTGACATGGGGCAGCGCACCGGCGAACGCTAGGTAAGCGGGCCCCGCCCCGCCTAAAAGGGTCAAACATGAAATACTACGAAGCGCTCGGGGTCGAAAAGGATGCGAACCTGGCTGAGATCAAAAAGGCGTATCGGAGGCGCTCGCGAGAGTGCCATCCGGACAAAGGGGGCGATGTGAACGATATGATCCTGGTGAACAAAGCGTATGAGACGCTCTCGAACCCTGAGAAGCGGTCCTATTACGACGCGACGGGAGGCGAGAAGCCACTCACGCAGCTCGAGCACGCTGCACGCCAGATTTTGGTCCAGTGTGCCCTGCAAGCGGCCGTGGCGAGCGATAGCGACGTGAACATCGTCGCAGCCACGCGCATCGGCATCGAGGGGTTTATCCAGCAGTTGACCGGGAACCTACAGGAATCTCGCAAGGGCCACGCGCGCGTCCTGCACCACGCCAAGACGATGACTCACGAGGATGACAGCGGGAGCGACCTCGTAACCGTCTTCCACGCGCAGGCGATGAAGATAGCCGAGTCGATCGCGCAGATGGAAATGAACATCAAGGCAGCCGTCGAGGCGCGCAAGATTTTGGACAAGTACAAGTGCAGCACGATCGAATCGGCGCACCGCATGATGCAGGGTCTTTTCACGACATATTAAACGATGAGAGGTGGCTGAATGAACGAGAGAATCATAGGCGAGCCGGTGCTGACAGAGGATCAGCAGAAGGCTAAAGAGCGGTGTCTTCACGCGAGCGAGGACTTCTCGCGCGCGGTGGGACGAAAGCTCGAGAAGTCTGCCGGCGTGGACATCGCGCAGATGTTTTTGATAATCCAGATGCTCCAGGCGCAACTGGAGGTAATCCTCGTGATCCTCGGGGATGATCATGCGGATTTTCGCGAGCGGTTTTGGAACCATTTGGCCGACATGTTCGACAAGATGACGTCCCAGACGCTCAAAGAGTTGATTGTCGTCGCACAACCCGCTAGAAAGCAGTAGTCACCACCACCACCTCGGGGAGTCTCACATGTTGAAGCGTTTCGTGTTTTCTTTACTTGCCCTTGCCCTGACTTTATCGGTCTACGCAGCAGGGCCCACCGCGACCGTCTCTTGGACGCCGCCCACCGCCTACATCGACAATAGCGCTCTGCCGGCATCCGACATTGCGAGCTATACGGTGAGCTGGAATGGAGGCTCGAAGACGATCGCCGCGCCGGCCACGACCACCACGGTGCCGGTGCCTTGTGGAAGTCAGACGTTCACGGTCCTGGTCACCACGACCTCGAGCGCGAAGTATCCGGCCACGTCCTCGGACCCCTCGGCTCCGATTACCTATGCGAGCGGGGTGACGTGCCGGCCAAACCCTCCGGGGGCGGTCACAGCCAACTGATCGTTTGGTTGCTGGCCGCGTTGGCCGCGATAGGTTTTTTGTTCCACCACTAGGAGAAAGACGATGGATGGGCTGAACGACCTCAATGAGATCGAAGAGATTGGAACGGTATCAGAGGACACCCACGGAGGAACCCATGGGTTCACCTGGGATGCGGCAGGCTGGAAGCTGCCGTAAAAAAGACGGGGCCGAAAGGCCCCGTTTTCATTTAGCCGGAGGTTTCCAGCTCTGGATTGCAGCGTGCGCCGCATCCGAGCCGCTTTTTAGTGATTGAATTTCGGCGTCCGTCAGAGAATTCCCGGCCTTCTCTCGGGCGATGATGTCTTGGACTTGCATCCACAGTTTCTCACCGACTAACAGAAGGCTTTCGATGAGCTCGAGGGTCGCGGGATTCATTTCGCAGTCTCCGTGGCTAGGATGGTGATCGCCGGCAACGCCACAGTGAGCGCGCCCTGCAAGGCATCAGCGCTCTTTGGGTCCGCCCGGTAGGCGACGATCGCCGAGAGCAGTGCATCGGCCACGGGCTTGGCTGCGGCATCGGCAGATTTGATCTGCGCTTTCACGCTGTCGGAGACCTCCGAGGATTGCACCAGGCTTGCTCCAGCCTGTTCTGCGGCGACGAATGTGCCATAGGTGGCTTCAGCCTTGGATTCGAGAGAGAGGCCCTGGCACGCTGTCAGGGCGAGCGCTACGAGACATAAGAGGGATTTCATTGTTTCACTCCGGGAGGGGGATTCAAGAGAGCGGCCTTGTCTTGCGCTGCCGTGGTGTTCTGGAAGCCTCGCAGGAACGTGAGTAGTCCTCCGATCACAACGGCGACTGCCGGCCCGTGAGTCCCGAAAAGGCTCGTCAGAGTGTCCTGAGACACCGTGGTGAAGATGCCGAGAACGGTGATGAGGGTGCCCAAGATTTTGGTGCCGTGATTTTTCCAAAGGTTCATGCGCGTAACCCATCCGGTGTAATTGAGAAATGATTTCCATCGGGACGGGTGTGGAAGTCTCCCCCCCAGCGATATTTATCTCCTAGGGACTTCCACCACGCTCCGATATCGGCCAATTTTGATCCGTCCGTGATGAGTTGTCCATCCTTAAAGAAATTGAGGTCTATAGCCAGCCGTTCGATATGCAGACTATGGGAAATGCCCGTACCATGGTCGGCGTCCCATTGGGCCTGCTGAGGGGATCGCCAGGCTTCTCCGAAAGTTACCGTGTAGCCAAACTGAGCGGCCTGCTGTATCAGCTTGGAAGCTGACTGGCAGAATTCTTCTTGGAGCAAACTCATTTTTTGAGCACCGAGATCAGATAGAGAATGGCGGAAATAGTGCCGATGACGCCTAGAGAATAAGAAACCGTTCGCTCGATGAAGCGAATGCGCTTTTCGTGGTCCTGGGCGGCGGTTCTAATCACTTCAATCAATCCTGCCACCCGCTCATTGATGACAGACTGTTCGGCGCCATTGTCAATGAGCCGATGAAGCTGTTCCGTCATGACTAAGCACGGCGACGCCGAGCGCTTGCATAGCGGATCAAGCGGCGACGATTGTAGCGGGGACGCTTAGCGGCCATGGCGATTCTCCTCGAGGTGGATACCGTTCTCCGCCAGGTAATCATTCATGATGCGCGTCTCCGTTTGCGCCTGGATAACCTGGTCTTTGAGATCGGCAACGGCCATGATCACAATAGTGAGTGCGACCAGAGAGAAGCTCAAAGCGATGATGCTGACCAGGAGCCCGGTGCGATCATGAATGACCGCGGTCGATCGAGATGCGGTCGAGCCACCAACGGCGCGCATGGCTTCGTTGGGGGATTTTTCAACGTGGGCGGGAAACATTTTCAATGAGTCTCCGGAGGTCTGCGACTTGCTCTTTGAGATTATTCACGTCCGCGCCCATTTCGGCAACCTTTCCGTAAACGCCGAACGCTCCGACGATGGTGGACACCGCCAGCGCTGCAAACACACCTAGCAACCACTTAAGTAAAGAACCATTCCCGTTGCGCTCGATGTAGAAGACATTTTTGCCTTCCATCGGAAGGTCATCGAAAGCAGGAAAGCCATCAGGTTCTCTGTGCCTGGTCATGTGAAGCGTCCATCACTATAGACCTTCCCCGAAGGTCAGGATTAGGGTGTTCGATGCGCCAACTGGCGCGATCGTGTTAACCGAAACGCTCGCTTTTCCACCCCCGAATTCGAGGGAGAATACCTCCACCGAGTTGGGAAGGATAGGACGCTCGTATTGAGGGGTGCCTGCTGTCGGCACTACCGCAGTCTGCGCGGCCTCGCTGAAAGAGAGGTAGACGGTGTTGGCCGAGGCGTTGAACACGCGGCATTGATCCGGGATTGAGCCCAATCCCAAACTTGTGGCGGTGACCGAGGCCGAGGAAGCGGTATTCTGCGTGCCGTTGGTGACAACGGCCGCAGATTTGCCCATCGCACGGAAAGAGCTGGTGGTAGCCATGGTATTTCCTTAGCGAGTGGGCCGGCCGCCGGCATTGGTGGTGCGCAACGGCTCGTACTCACACTGCGCGATCTTGTCGGGAACGATCTGCCGCTGCATGCCGTACCGGTGCGTCATGTTGGTGAACTTGCGTGAGAGTCCGCCCGGGGTGGTCTCTCGCAAGGTCGTGATTCGGGAAACCTGCAATACTTTTTTGTCAGTCGTGATGCCCATGGACATCCCCTTTTGTGATGGTCCGCCAAAGGACCGGGAGAAACACCGACAGAGCGAACCCGCCTGCCGAGGCGAAACTGACCCACGTTCCCGCCCAAAGCGCCCAGGAGAATAACCCAAAGGTCATTATTAGCGCCAGAAAGCACAATAGACGTGCGGAAAGCAGGCGGATCATGACCTTCGCCACGCTGAAAATAGCTTCAGGACTCAACTCTGAGCTCATGACTCCTCCTCCGTGCGGAAGGCTGACCCTGTTTGGCCTTCGCGATCTTTGATCTCGAGCGCGCGGAATTTAAGGATGCGATCGGTGATCGAGAGCTTCTTGTCGAGGTCCGTTTCATCCTCCGCCCGCTTGAGCAAGTCCTGGATCAATTTGTCCAGCGCCGCCTTGGTTTTCATTTTCGACCCTTTGTGTTGGAACGTCAGTCATTTGGTCGAACGACGCTGCGCGCGTTAGACCCTCAAGAATGGTAGCCGTTTTGTCTATCCACGGCGTTTTGGGATCGCGCCCAGTAACCACCCAACGGGCAATCGTTGGATGGAGCGCGATGAATCTTGTGATAGCGGCAATCGCCTGCTTATAAAGCCGCTGCTTGAGAGGCTTCTCGAGAATGGCACCCGCGTGCATTCCGGCCATACCGACGTCCCGCTCCACCCCGGATTTGAAGGGGTAGATGAACTTGATCGTTTTGGCGAGCTCTCGAAGGTCATCGGCAAAGCCTCCCGGGAACAGTAGCTCCTGCTGCTTTTTGGTGAAGCCCAGGAGCGCATCCTCGAGGGAGCGGCTGCCTTTGGCGTTGATCGCGTTGATGTTCGCATTGCGTGCCAGCTCCTCGAGGGCAGCCTGGCGGACCTCGAACATCTGCGGGGATTTTTCCCCGAAGCGGCGCGCCACCTCCATGATGCGCGTTTCCTTCCCCGGGGTGACCACCCAGCGGTACACCTCCTCCGGGGTGCGGCTCGTGTCGGCGAGCTCGGCGAGCAGGTTCTTTTTGAGGTGATTGTCGAGCGCGCGCTCGGCCGCTTTCAGGTAGGTAAGGGCCTGCTTGACGTTGCCGTCCTTCAATTGTTCCACGTGAATCGTCCCTTTTCGCGCGGCCAGCATTTCCCCGAGCTCCTTGAGCTCGATGGCGGTTGCCTTGCCGTGAACGGCTTCGGTCATCGCGCCGGGCCGGTTCAGGTAGTCGAGGAGCTTCATGCCATCGACCACGCGAGTGCCGACCACGTTGACCGTGCTTGTGCGGTCGAGGATGTTCTGGAGGTCCGCGCTATGCACGCGCTTCCACACCTCCTCGCCGAGCATTTTGCGCATCACGCCGACTTTGGCGGTTTGACCGGGCTGCAGCATCATGCTCGCGATCTTCTGGGGGTCTGGCGGCATCCCCGATCGGACGGACTTCACGATCTGCTTGAAGGTGAGGTCATTGAACTTGGCGATCCCGCGCTTGTACTGGCCATCGACGGTGCGCAAGGCACGGATCGCCGCGGTGGCCGAGGGGTCCTCTTCCGCCGCCTGGATCGCATCATCGACAGCGTTGGCCAGAAACAAGTGGTCTCCCTTGACCGTGCTCCGCGTGAGCGCCGCAGCGTCGCCCTTCTCTCGCAGGAGGGTGCGGATGCGTTGGGCGTCCTTCAGGCTGATCTTGTCCCCCTTGGGCAGCTCCACCCCGAATTCCTTGAACAGCATGGCATCCTCCTCCGTGATGTCCGCCTTGCCGAGCGCCTCCATTTCGCGCGTCATCGCCGAGACGGCCGTCTTGGGCAGCATGCCCTTGATCTGGCGCGCAGCCTCGCGGATCGGCTCCACCGGAACCACCTCGCGCCCGCCGAGCATGGTGTCGATCTTCCCGTAGGCGTCCTTCGCCCAGGCGGAGAATTGAGTCTTGGCGTTGCGCGTCATCGCCGCCACGTCCTCTGAGAGCGCGCCTGGCGGATTCTTATCGATGATGTGCTCGATGTTGGAAATGCGGGTGTCGAGCTGCTTATCGACGAGCTCGCCAGCCTGCTTGACCGTCTCCTCGAGGACCTCGCCGTGCGCGCGCACCGAATCTTGGACCGCCTTGCCCGCCTTCGCGCCGGAGAAGGCGAAGGTGGGGTCTTTGAGCTGATCCATGAGCTCCGAGATATAGGGGCTGGGAATACCCTGATCCTCGAGGCGCTTCCTCACCTCGTTCAGCACATACGCCTGGTTGCGGGTGTCCTGAGCGGCGTACTTGCCGGTGAGCTTTTCGGCATCGACCTCGATACGAGAGAGTTTTCGAGCATCAGGTGCCATAGACGCATACGGAGGCCGCGCGCCGCCTTTCCAGGCTTGCAGGGTGCGAGCTCGGCTCTCATCGGTCGCGCCCGTAAAAGCGCTCGGCAAGCGCCCAGAGAGCACCTTGCGCGCGCCGGCTCCGACGATCTTGCCCGCGCCTTCGCCCCCTGCACCGAGGAGCGCTTCCTTGCCGGTCTGCTTGGCGAGCTCCTGGGGTGTCTTGGCGAACGTGCCGGCGACTTTCTTGGCCCCCTCTTCGATCAGATGCCCGCCGCCCGCACCGATCCCCGCCCCTATCACGCCGCCTGCGACCGTGCCTAGTGGACCAAAGGCTGATCCCACCCCGGCTCCGAACTCCGCGCCTGCGCCCGCGCCGGCCATTTCCGTGCCTTGGGAGGCGATCTCGGCCGAAGTCCCGAGGCCCGAGCTATCGACGTGGATTTGTCGGCCGTCCTTGGTGACGACGAACTTGGGGTGACCATCATCGCCCCACTCGCGACGCACGTTCGTCTTGCCGTACACCTTCTGGAGATAGAGCTCTTTCTCCTGATCGGTGTCATGGGCAGCGAGCGCCACCTTGTCGAGCCAAGAGAGGCCCTCGTTAGGCTCGCCCCAATCCCCGCTCGCCCCATGGCTGCCCTGTACGACGGGATCGTTCTTCCAAGCCCCCGCTGCAGGAGCCGGTGTCACGACCGCATCATCTTGCCAGCCCATCGTTATTTCCTCTTGGTGCGCACAGACGCGTCGGGCGCAATGTACTCTGTGCCAGCCGGCAGCGCATTGTAGTCAGCGTCATTGGTGACGCGCTTCAAACCGGTGTCCGCAGGCTCCCCGAGCTCTTGCTGCAAGATGCCCTTCACCACGTCGAGCTGCTCGCTGGCAATGCGATTGTTGGTGAACGTGCGAAGCCCGTCCGCAGCCTGCTCGAGCTTCTGGCGCTGATCCTTGCCCGTGCGGGAGGACATCTTCTCGATCACGCCGGGCAGCTCGGCCAGGAAGAGGTTATTGGAGGTCTGGAAGCGGTGCGCGGCATCGTCGGTATCGAAGCCCGCCGTGCTCGCCGCCCATTCTCCAATGCGACGGATGCCACCGGCCCCGCCCGCGAGGAATTTGCTGTCCTTGAGGGACTTCTGCATGGTCTCGATCTGCGCGAGGACGTTTTTGATCGCCTGGTCATTGCCGGCCTTTTTAGCCGACTGCTTTTCCTTGACCTCGCTCGTTCGCTCCCACTTGACGGCGTTGTCCTGCTCCCACTTCTGCCAGCGATGATGGGCGTCTTCCGTCTTCAAGGACATTTCCTGAGTCCAGCGCCACTGCTTGAGCGCTTCCTCGTCGATCTTGCCCTGGTAACCGGTTGCGCGCAGCGCGATCTCGAGCGCCTTTAGGTCCGAGTTGGCCTGGCCCTTATAGACCTGCTGCATTTCCTTATAAATTTGCAGTTGCTGCTTGTACTTATCCATGTACCGCTGGTAGGCATCGTTATAACGCTGCTTGGCGTCCTCATAGGCTTGCTGGTTGCCCTTGATCAACCCCTGCATCATCCCGTTGGTCGCGCCCAGCATCACGCGCGGGTGAAGCCCTGCGATCTTCCCCCCGAGGGTCGAAAGACCGATCAGGAGGGGAGCCATGCTCATGAAGCCCTGGCGATTGACCTGCGGGCCTTGAGCCATTTCCTGCTGAGGGTCGAATTGCGGAATGCTCGCAATGTCCTTACCCACTCCATCGAGATTGGCCTCGTCCTGCTGATAGTTCGAGAGTGCCTGAGAGCCGCTTCCGGAGAGCGTTGAGAGTGCTCCCTGAAGATCGGAGCTTGCAACGGGTGGAGCTTCATCAGCCATACATGAACGCCTGCGGTTGAGTGGGGATCGAGCTCCTGGACTGCATGCTCTGGAGCACCTGGGTCAAGGAGGGGATTGCAGCATACCCCGATCCTTCGCCATCGTAATTTTCCGCGTTGCGGCTGATCGGCTGACCGGTCATCGCGCGGTCAACGAGGTCCGTGATGATCTTCTTCTGCGGCGCACCCCAAAACTGACCGTTCTCGATCGTCATGTTAGAGCCGGTGGACTTCCAATACTGATTCATCGCGGGCGCGATGTAGGATTGGAAAATCTGCTGGCTGTCCATGCCCTGCTTGATCTTCCCGCTCGAGATGCCTTGCGCGAGCTGCTGCGTGATCCAACCTTTGAACCCTTCGGCGTTGCCGCCGTGCTTTCCGCCACCATCCATTTTGGTGAAGGTGGAGAGCGCCGATTGGTTGCTCTGCCAAAACCCGAGGAGTGACTCCTCGAACGCCTTGGTGGGAATCTGCGCGCCCTTAAGATCAGCGGCCATTGCCTTCCCTCCCTCCTGGCCCCAGTAGAGCTGCTCCCAAGCCTTGTGCGAATCGGATTCCTTGCCGGGACCAAAGGCGCTCGAGATCGCGCCCACCGCGGCTCCGATCACGCCGCCCACAACGGTACCCACGCCTGGCAGGATCGCAGTGCCGACCGAGGCCCCCGCCTCCGCGCCGCGAATCGTGTCGCCCTTCGTGTCACCGGACTGCCAATTTTCGACGGCGTTATAGACCGACAGCGGCGCAGCCACGTACCCGGCTGCCTGGCCCACTCCCTGACCGAACACTCCAAGCTGGGAGCCGAGCTTCGTGGCATCGACGGCCGCAGTGCCGTACCCCATGACACCACCCTGCTTGATGCCCGAGTAGATGCCGGCGACGTCATTGACGATGCCAGCGGTGCCGCCGAGGGGGTTGGCGGCTTGCCCGCCAGCGCCGTTAAAATTGAACACCTTGCCGGCAAGGCCCACCAGGTTGCTCGCGGCGTTCACCCCCGAGACGATCTGAGAGACCGTGCTCGCAGAGCCGCTCGAGCCTCCACCCCCGCCGCCTCCGCCTCCTCCCGGGCCCGCCCCGCCCGTCCTGGGACCGGCCGCGGCGTAGGAGTATGCGGCTGCCAGGTTGCCGAGCAATTGGTTCACCTGCTGCGAGAGCTCCTGATCCGATTGAATCTGAAGCTGGATCGCTTGCATGGCGGGCTGCATGCCCTCGTTGCCGAGACCCAACGAATCATTGAGCATCTGCTCAAACTGCTGAGTCGCGAACTGCTGGCCCTGGAGCTTCAACTGCTGGCCTTCGGTCGTGGTTTTGAGCCAGGAGTCATACGCCTGGTTTCCGGTGGCGAAACGAGCGTCCAGGAGCTGCTGGCGCATGATGGTCGCCTGATTGTCGATCTGCTGATCCTGCGCGGTGAGTACCGAGGAGTCGGTGATCCCCTGAGAGGCGAGCGTCTGACGAACCTGCTGCTTTTGAGCTGCAATCTGGTTTTGAAGATTGAGCTCGTCGGCCTGGTTGAGCTTGCCAGAGTTGTAGTCAGCGAAGGCGCTCTGCGCGATCTGCTGCAAAGGGGTCGCCGCCGCCTGGAGCTGATCGCCATACTGGTTCGACAGATTGACGAAATTCTGCTGCGTCGGCGTCAACTGCTGATTCTGGTACTGCTGCAAGAGCTGCTGGCTGGCAGAGAGATACGGCTGGCCGAGCTGCGCCATTTGGCCCGCTTCCTGTTTGGCCTGGTTCTGAGCATCCTTCGCCTGACTGATCCCGAGTGCGCCCACGGCCGCGTAGGGACCGAGGCCCGAGAGTCCGCCGTTCGCTGGGTTACCGCTCCACAGATTGTTCAAAAATCCCGCAAGGCCACTCCCCGAGGTGGCCGGGGTCGTGGACGTGCCGCCCGAGCTACCCGCGCCGGCCAGAATCGAGGGTAGGCTGCCCCAAATGGAGGGGGTGGAGCTGATCTGGCCGCTCACCGGATCGTAGCCGGTGGGCAGATTGGTCCCGAAGACAGAGCCCGGATCGTTGGGCATCGTCGAAGGGCTAAAATCCCCTCCGCCACCGGAGCTCGGGGTCCCGAAGGTCCCCAGGCCAGTCGTGGCATCGTACCCGCCGCCGCCAAAAATGCTCGTGCTGCTCGTATCCGGGAAATTCATTTCCGGGATTTGAACCTGACCGTCTAAACCTGCGAGATCGTCTGCCATGTCAGTGTACCTGTAGCGCCTGATCGAGACGCGTGTGCAGCAAATTGTGCATCCGGTGCCAGTTTTGGAACTGAGCCTCGGAGCCCATTGGGTCTGCCGAAAGCGCCTGGGAGGAGATACTCCTATCCGGGATAATTAAGCGCAAGAGACCCATGTGATGCAAATAGTGAAGACGAACCCACTCCAGGGAAACCTGAGAGAAAAGCGGTGCCGGCGAGAGAGAAATTCCATTCCTCGAGAGCGCCTTACGCAAGGTCTCATGCCGAGTGCCGTGCGCAGCCAGCCACTGCAAGCTCATGGGCTTGCTTTTATAGTCGAGGTCCCCGAATGGGGTCACGATCATATCGGCTCCGCGATGAGGTAAGCACCGAGCTCCACGGAGGTGGCGCTTCCGTTGTTCGTGTTGACCGCCCACTGAATGGAAAGGGTGCCGCCTGCATTGGTTGAGATAAACCCCGTGTAGGTTATGACGTTGGTGTAGGCGGTGGTGCCGATCTGAGTCCAGAAGGAGTTGGAGGGAGTGTGCAGGAACTGCTCATAAAGCTGAGTGGTTCCAAACACAAAGGCGTTGGCCATAGCGACCGTACCCGAACCCGTGATGCTGCCGGTGTAGTTCCACCCGATCGAAAAACCCTGGTTTCCCGTACCGGTGGAGGAGTAAAACGGGATCAGAGCCGTGACCTTGTACATGGTATTGGCCGCAAGAGTCAGTTTGAGATCGGGATCGTCAGACTTAACCGCAGAGGTACGCGCAGTGTCTGATCCTTTCTTGGCGGAGAGCCGTCCGACGACCGGGACTGAATTCAAACTAGCCGATCCATCTGGAGCGATGACAAGGTTATTGTTCCCTTGGGTTCCTAGGGTCAGGAAGCCACCGGTCTCGAAGTTTTTGAGATATGCGTTGTTTGAACCGTTCTGCTGAAGCAAGAGTCCCCGACTGGGAGGGAGAACCCCTGCTCCAGCAAGATACAAAGTGGCTGCATTCCCCGGTTCGCCTGCCGAGAAAATAGTCATTGTATTGATGAGAGAGGAGGTGGTGGCATCCGCGATGCGGAAAGCCGTCCCATCGTATATAAGAGAGACTATCCTTCCTGCGATGAATTGCCCGTCAACCAGAGGGTTTCCGTCAGGATTGGTGACGTTCCTGTTACCCAATCCATTGACGTTGATGTTCACTGGGATTGCGGTGTTGGTGTTGGCAATCTTGACATTAAGGGGGACGCCCTTGGTGTAGGTGAAGATCAGGGGGGAGGGAACCGTAACGGTTATCTGGTTGGCGGCGCCACTTGAGTCCTCAAAATAATTTGAGGACAGCAAGAGATTGTTGATGAAGTTGGAGAGCGCCGAAAAATTGGCGTCCAACTGAGCCAGAGGGATAGGACCTGTCTGAGCAGCGAATGTATTAGGAACGGAAACGCCAGTACCGGGCATAAGTCACCACGAAGCTTTGAGTTTGTAGTCAAGGTAGACGCCGCTCAATTCGATCTGCGCCTGGCCCTGACCGGAAAGACCAATGTATTTGGCATAGCCACCCGGGGACGAACCGCTGTAAAGAAGAAGCTGTCCTGTGAACCAGTTGACCAGAGAGAGGGAATTGTTCTGCCACCCAACGATCTGGGCAGAATTGTTCTGCCAGGATACATATCCGGCAGCGCTGATCCCGGCAAAAGGGATAGAACTATTAGGGGTGTCGAGGGAGACCGTGAACTGCTGCAAGAGGGAGATCACTTGGACCTCGAACCCAGCGCGCACCGCCTGCTTGTCTTGCAAGGGATCTTCCATAGGCCACAGAGCCGTCATCCACTTGAAGGCGCGGGACTGATCCGTGCGTGCAAAGAGCTGATAGAGCTTATTGCCCACGAATCCATAGAGCTGCTGCACGCCTCCGCGAATGATTGGAACAAGTATCGTCACGGTGCCAAAGTTGGCAAACCACCATTTCTTGTCCCAGTACATGCACAAGATGGTGTTCGATCCAAAAATAGGATCATTCAATCGCTTCATGAGGATGCAGCGAGTGAGGATATTGTTGATCGAGACCGATCCTGCCCAGATGGGCTGGGAGAAGTCAGCGTACTGCCACGTGCCATCGATATCCGCAGAGAGCCTTTCGTGCAATACACCCTGCACAGCGTAGATGCCCGTCTTGTTGGCAAAGGTGAGCTCGCGGTTGAAGGAGAAAACGCTGCCAGGCTGATCGGTCCCGAGGTCCGCCTGGATGTTCAGGTTGCTGAATACCGGCGTGGGCGGCGAGGCCCCCTGTGGGACATAGACGTCGCTGATAACGTTGATCGAGCTTTCGCCAAAGAAGTAGAGATAGCCGTCTGCGGCATAGAGTCGGGTGACCTTGTTTTTAAGAACAGGGTCCGTGAGATTGTCGAATCCCGCGCCGTTGGCGACAGTCCAGTAATTGGTGGCGTCAGGAATTGCCGGCGCACCGCCGCCAAAGCCATCAGCGCCGCTGAATAACAATACTCGTCCCTGAGCGATCCAAACGCGGCCAAAGGCCACGGCAATATCGTCTCCGGAGGAGGGGACTCCGGTCCCGGTGAGCTTGGCAAAGGTGGTTCCATCCCAGTAGTAATAGCCGCTCGAGTCTATGATCAAGAGGATTTGATTCTTCCACTGATCCATCCTCGAGGCCGATCCTGAGAGAAGCGTTCCGCCGCTATTGATCTGCGCGGAGGTCCCTGCTCCAATGTTATAGGCGAACACCTTGCCATTGGCTGCAAAGCTTACAATGTAGTCAGTCCCGCCAATGTTGATCGAACGAGACCAATAGATGGAGTCCGCGCCATAATCGTTGAGGGAGGAGGAAATGTCATTGACGGAATGGATGTTGGCCGGGCCGATCGGCTGCAAATTCTCAAGATGCGCCCAGGCGTCCTCCGGGATCGCATTGCGAGAGGCTTGCGTGACAACGCCGCGCCACTCCCGAAATTCCTTGCGGCGTAGCGGTTCCTCCTTCTTGTCTTCAACGGGATTGCTCATGGCTGGTTGAAGAAGTTCACCGGGTTGCTGACAAAGAGCTGGAAGGAGCGGGCCGCTCGAGCAAGCTCCTTTTTGTACTTGGTCTCGAAGATGTCACTCTCGCCCATGGCCTGCTCCTTGTACTTGGCGAGGTGAGCAGCCCAAAACTGCACCACATCGAGGTAGGGAACCACCAGCTCCTCCGTCGAGGAGTCATTCACCAGGGGATTGGGATAGATAGCGATGTCCCAATCGGTCACATAGTTTTGGTCCGGGGTGTAGCCCACGTATATCGTGAGCGCGCCCTGGCGCGTGAAGACGGTGGGGCGCGTCTGCATCTGCGAGTAAAAGCGCATGTTGCGGCTGAAGCCGTCCAGGGCGCATAGAACATGGGGTAGCGCGTGTTTCCCCAATAAAGATCGATGCCAATGACCCCGACCACTCTGCCTTGGAACTGGGAGTGGACGGTCGAGTTGATCGGATAGCTCTCAACCCCCTGAAGGATGTTGATCCCGGGGTCGAGCTGGCGCAGGCAATAGGTGTCAGAGGCGACGCGCCGGCGAGCGGCGTTGATGTAGTCGGTCAGCTCCGCGTCAGAGAAGTTCTGCGCGTTTGGATCGTGCAGAAGGCGACGGACCTGCGTCAGATAGGTCGTAAGCTGGCCCAATCGCCTCTCCTCCCACGGTTATTTCCCGTGCTTCTTACCCGCTGGGGGTTCAACAGCTCCCGCGCCTTGAGTCGCGGGAGCTGCATTCCCACCCGGAGCAATGGGTCGAGAGCCCGAGTTTCGATCCGGCATGAGCTCGCCGGCAGACGCTTCCGCGGCTTCCTCTTCTGGCTCGTATTCCACAAGAGGCGGGGCTTCCGCGAAACGCACCGCGCGCAGCCGCTCAAGCGCTTGCGCGTTCTGGTCAGAGGAAGTGGCCCACCCCAAGCGCGCGAGCGCTGGCGTCTTGTCATCTTTGCCGAAGCCGAAGATGTGAGCCGCTGCCAAAGCGGAGATCGAGTTGGGTATGCCAGGGAGGAATTCAAAGTCCTCCCCGTCGTACCGACCGACGATCTTCTCCCGCGTGCTGGTGACCTGCACGTGATCAGGACGTTTGATCACGCGAGCACCGACACGAAGCTATTGGCCGTGGTGCCGTTCGCCCAGATGGCCACGTTGGGTTCTGAGCCCACGCAGAGCTCCGTGGTGGAGGCCGGCGCAAGGTCGCGCCACGTGGGAGCCACGGCCGGCGTGCCACCGAGGGCGCTGGTGCTGGCCTGGTCCAGAATGACCGCCTTCTGATCCGGGTTGTACCGCACCGCGCAGTTGGCCCCAAGGCTCGCAATGAAAGCGGACTTGGTGAGATTGGGCGGTGGGAAGGGCGTGACCACCGAGGAGATGGTCTGCGTCGGACCTGTGCCGATCAAGCTCGAAGCGCCGCTCGCAGTGAAGGGCGGGAAAAAGACCGGGATGCCCGTCAACGAGGTGATGGTAGCCGCGGTGATCGTGGTGTAGATCGTGATCGCCGTGGTGCTCGGGATCGAGAGGATGCGGAAGATATTTCCGACCAGCACACCCGTGCCAGACAATCCCGAGGTAGAGCCGCCGAAGGTGATGAAATAGTTCGGCGGAACACCCGCTGCAGGCTGAAGCGTCAGACCGTGGGCGGCGTTGAACGTGATCGTGGCGATGTTGTTCGAGGCGGCAAAAGTCGCACCCGCACCGGCAGGAATCACGAATTGGGCAATGGTCAATTCGGACTGATAGTTCAGCCCATCGACCGGAAGTGAACCTAAGCTCATGGCGAGCGCTCCTCAGATGTTATTGAAGGTATAGCCCGTCACGCGGCCGCAGGTTTTGGGCTTGGTGAGCGCCATTTCCGCGATGGTGAGGACTACGCCTTGGTAGCCAATCTGATTGTTGGGGATCAGCGAGTGGAACCCCGAGAACGCGAAAGCCGCCTTCTCATGCACGTACAGATTGACATAGTTGGTGTTGATCACATACATCAACCCTTCCGGGCAGTACGGATCAGCGAACACCGGAACGCCTGCGACGTCGAGCGCGCGGAAAGCCGACCGCGGCCGATCGTTATCCGCATCGAACCCCTTGCCGGGCTGAATCTGATAGGACTCGGAGCCGACGAAATCTTGCGCGAGCTTGCTCCACGTGCCGAAGCCCATCACGGCAAAGGAGGGCATTTCCGCGCCCGCTTTCTGCACACCAGCGAGGTATTGCAGCACCGTCGATCGAGTGGGAGCCACCGAGCCCGCGGCGTACACCTTGGATTGGAACCAAGTGTTCGAGTTGCGGTTGATGTTACCGTAGGTAACCAGGTTGGTCCCGTCATCGATCGCACCGGGGAAGCCGATGATGTTCTGATTGTCCGTGTAGTTATTGAACAACGCATTGGACAGGAAATCGACCATGTTATTGGTCGAGTCGTTCATGCGCGCTTCGATCAGCGGAACCACCGCATGATCCATCTGCAGGGCGCCTTCCATGCCGAGGAAGAGGATGGGGGTGATCAATCCCTTTAGATTGAATTCACCGAGAGACGCGCCTTGCTGCGCGGTGGGCTGCTGGAAAGAGCCCGAGAAGTTCGTGGTCTGAGTCGTGACGAACGGCTGGCCCTGAACCGGGATCGAAATGGAGCTCACACCACCGGTCGCCGGCTGCGAGTTGGCCATCAGGGATGCGATCGTGGGAGACGCATTGTAAATTTGCACGACCATCTTCGGGATGAACGCGCGGCGAGTGACAGCGGTAAGTTCGTTTGCGATCGAACCTGCTGCTGGCACGATGCCTTGGCCTAAAACCGGCATGTTTTATTCTCCAAAAACGCGCGCACCTTACGATGCCGCAAGACCCATTAAAATCAAATTCTACGCTGCGCGAGAGCGCATGATCTCCGAAACGACCTTGTGAGCTTCGCGCTTGGCCCAATTGTTGGGGTCCTTCGCGATCTCCTTGGCGTGCTCCGGGAGCTCCAAAGTGTAACTCAGTGAATCGGGCGTCGGCTCTGCGAGCTTCGCCTCGTTGGCCATGAAATCCATGGCGGTGTCGGGATTCAAGATGCCCCGATCGGTCATGACTTTCTTCACGTCATCGACCTTGAAACCGCGGCTCTCCATCCGCTTGCAAGCCGATTCCCATTCGGCATTTGACCGGCTCACCCGCTCGCGCTCCTCGCGCTCGCGTTCCTTGTTGGCCTGCTCCTGCTTGAAAGCCTCGAAGCGCTCATCCATGTCCACATCGGGGAACTGGAGATTCGGATCGATTTTCTTGAGCAGGCGCTTGGTCTCGCGGCTCACTTCCGGAGAGCTCAAAAGCTGGTGTGCAGTGCGAGCAAGCTGCTCGCGTTGCGCTTCGGTATAGCCCTCGAGACTGGGGTTGGCCGGCATGGTCGATCTCCGCTCAGGTTACCGGCTCGCGGCGCGTGCTCGCACCGGGGCGCACGATGCCCATCGAGTTTTTCTTGATGCCGCGGTTGACGCTGGAGAAGCCTCCCAGCTCGGCCATCCGCGGAGGATTCACGATATTGCCGTTCTGCTGCGCGTTCGAGATAGGGTCTCGGCGGGCAGAGTCGGCAGTCGGACGAAACATATCGGCCATAGCAGGCTCCTTACATCGGCGGTGGCGCACCGCCACCAGGGGGACCACCAGGCGGAGGTCCGCCAGGGGTTTGACCAGGACCAGCGAGACCTTGCATGAGCTGCTTGATCTCGGCCGGCATTAATTCTTCGTTCTCGCCCCCATCATTCCCGAAGATTTTCTCCAAGGATTTGATGGCTCCCATGACCGCCTTGAACTCGGGAGTCCCCGGCTCGAAGGAACCCAACTGCTGGGTCAGGACTTTCACCGCCATGGCCACACCGACTTTTCCGCCAGCGATTTTCCCTTGCGGGGACTGCGGCGTCATCATGCCTGCGGCGTTGGGCGGAGGCGCTCCCCCGGGAGGTCCCCCAGGCGGCGCGCCACCGGGCGGGGCTCCGCCAGGAGGGGGTTGCTGCATGGGTGTGGGCATTGGCACGGGCGGAGTGTGGGCAAAAGACTTATTTTTTGTCAACTACACCCTCGGAGGATCATCCTCCGAGGGCGCTTTTAGGGTCTTATCCCCAAGCGATTACCGCTTGGATTTACGACCACGGCGCTTTCGACGCGACATGATGCTCTCCTCTTCTGGTTGTGTAGACCGACCCATTCAGTAGCCATCGCTCTCACCCCTTGCGAGATGGTGCGGTGTGGCTCTCCAAAGGGAGAGCTCAAGCCTTTTTACCTTGCTGGTGTTTCAATTGCAAGATTTTCTCATCCTGAGCGGCTTTCGCCTCGGCAGGCTCGATCTTGGTTTTGAGTTTTTTCTTGAGCAGTTGCTTCATCGGGATGTCAATGAGGTCGATCAGCTCCTCACGGTCGATCGCCTTCGCCTTGAACAGCTCAAACGCTTTCTGCTCCACCTCATCCATGAAGATAGGGCTATTGGAGTGAGCATCGACCTTGACGTTGAAGTCCTTGGTGAACTGGTCTAGCACGAACGGAAGCCCATCATCGCCTTTGTACTTGGTGGCGGAATACTTCTGCATCAATTTCAAGTCAAGAGAGGCAAGTCTCTCGAGAGAATCCTCCACGATAAGCGCGCGCTTTTTAGCTCGAGACGAACCGAGCTTGGCAAGCTGGTTGGCGTGGCCCTCGCTCCTGACACCCTTCTCTCCCCTGCCAGATAGCACATTGTTGATACCGCTGGTTTCCTCGAACATGGTGTCCATTTCGCGAATCTCCGCGAAAAGGTCCTCGGGAATCGTCGGCTGGTAGGGGTCCACCTTGGCTTGAGGATTGTCGGAGATTACCACTCCATCCGGAGTATCGAAGGCATTGGCGATCTCATCTGAGACCGCATCGAAGCCGGAGAAAGACTTGGGAGGCTGGGCCTGCCGGTCCATCATTTTACGGACCTGGTTCAAGCGCTTGTTGCGCATGGTCTGAAGCGGGATCAGACGCTCAACCTCGCTGTACCCCCAGAAATAATCCGGAGTGGGGTTCGGAGCCACCTGGGTGAAAGGATGCTCGTTTTTGATCAGCATCTTCTCAATCGGCCTATCGTAGATGACGATCGAGGGATCGGCCATCGTGACGATGATATAGTCTTTGGCTTCATTGTCGTATATATACAGCTCGTACATCTGGATCAAGGGAGTCAGGACTTTGGGCTGGTAGCGAGTCAACTGCATCAGATTGACGTCCCAGTTGCCGACGATCATCGGAGAGACGGAGCTGATCACGATATTTCCGACCTGGAGGTCCTTGGTGGTATCGAGCGCACCATTGGGAACCACGTGGCTCAAAATATCGTTGAGGCGAGGGTGCTTCGCGATCGTGAGCTCTCGCTCGAGCTCGCTTTGGGTGGTGAGGTAGCAATGCACGAAAGCCTCCTGCCGATCGAGCATTGGCACATCCTCGCGGATCACGCCAAAATTGTGAGGCTCCACCACGGAAGTTTCAGTTTGCCGTCCATTCCAGCGTGTTTTGAGGAACATGCTGCCGTAGACGAACGACCACGTGAGGGCGGTGCCGAAGATGATGTCCGTGTTGGAATCGTGCCACTCATTGTTGAGGGCCTCGTTTACCGAGGGAACCTTATCGAGCTCGGCATCTGACACGCTGGGAGGGATGGTGACCGCGAATTTCGTGGTCTCCTGCGCGTACATGAAGCTCGTCAATTGATCGATGTGCGGATAGATTTTATTGACCGCAGTGCCGGGGTCTCCATCCCAGGCGCATCCGTGCATGTAATACCGGCGCATCTCGTTATAGAACGTCTTCCTCTCATCCCGAGTCAGCAAGCATTGCTGCAAGATGTCCTCGAAAAAATTGCCCCGAGCTACAGCGTCCGAGGGAATCTTCATGACCAGGCCCCCGGCTCAGGGTTGGGAGGATTCACGAAGACGGGAGCCTTGGGCTTCATCGTCTTGACGATCGAGCTTGCGTGGTTTTCTCCAGGAGTGCCGATCAGGCTTGAGGCCGAAACTTTGCTCGCCTTCTCGCCTCGCTGGCTCCATCCCGGAGCGGAGTGCTCAATGGGAACGGTGTAGGGCGCGACTTGAACCTCTTGCCCTTGGACGTTGATCGTTCCCGGCTTACCCTTCTTCAAGGTCTCCATGACCGATTCGCCATCCTTGCCGTTTCGGATGTCGCTCAAGCCGAAGTCATTGGCCAGGCCCTGGAGCTGCTGGTCTACGAACTTAGTTTTGCCGTGCTTGATGCGCGGAGGAGTGCGGAATTCCTGCGTCACAAAGCCATCGGGGCATCCCCACAGGCATTTTTTTTCGTGGTTCTCAAAGGGACCGTGCGCGACACAGCGCAATTCAAGGGTGATGGCCATGGCGGGAAGCATGGCGAGGAGGATGCAATTTCGTCAAGTCCAGCCCCACCGGATAGAGCTTCGGGCCCAGGCGCGTCATGCGCAGGGCATACTCCGGTTGCGCCTGGTGGCGAGGGACCCCTTGCAAGGGAGTGCCATCCGGCGTGTACACCATGATGGCCCGCCCGGAGCGTCGCTCATCGGGGTCAAACCGGACCTTGCCCTCGAGCACCATTAGGATGCTCTTGGAGACCGCAGTCTGCAATCGCCTCGAGACGAATTCCATATCATAGGGCGGGATAAAGACCTGACGGAAATGTTGGCGACTGACGTTGCAAGAGTCCATAAACGCCCCGAGCGCCCCCTCCACGTCCATGAGACCGTACAGGGGATTGGTCCTGAATAGTTGGATATATCGTCGAATGTCATCCAAGGAGAGGATGCCTGGCCCGCGCGCGGGGTTGGGGTTGCGCACGTATCGCATTTGTTCATAGGGAATCCTCCTCATGGCTTGAATCCTATCTGTTTGAACAAATCTTGAACGAGCCGAGAGGTCATATTATTGGACGAAGCCTTCCTCTGCTGCGACCTGACCTGATCACGAACCTCTTCCTTCTCGTACCAATGACCCAGGATTTGAAGCTTGACCATCAGCATTTCAGACCATGCGGTCACCGCCAAGGATGCCGCGGACACCCGATCGTCCTTGGTGCGAGAGGAGGCTTCGGGAGCCGAGCCGTCCTCGCGCGTGATGCCTTTCATTTCGTTGACGAGCTCGTAGCTCACAGGCACAGCAATGCCGCGCTCGAAGTAGCTTCGATAGGTCCCCATGGCTCGCTCCTTGGAAGAGAGGGACGTCTTCCAGTGCATCGCGTTGGCCTGCCCTGAGATTTGATCCACCTGCTTGTAGAGGAAGTTCCTCATGTTGCGCAGCACGTTGAAGACGGAGACCTGATCGGAGGGGGTTTTGCGAAAAAGCGCAACCTTGCGCAGATTCCTCACCTCGTTGAAAACCGCCTCACCGGGCCCGGTGATCTCGAGGTTCACCAGGCACGGGTCATACAGGCCCGCCAGATAGCACATGGCCCACGCGCACCCATAGGTGGCAAGGTCCGCATCGCAGAATTCGGCGACCTGCACCACCTTATCCCCGTAGCAGCGCCACACTGAAATGCTGTGATTATCGTGCTGCGACGAGGAGCCGTAAGCCGGGTCGCACCCGAGCACATACTGCGTGGTGCCAAGAGGCTGAGGCCCTTCCCAGATTTTGAGCGTCGCGAGGCGCTTGTTGGACACCACCACCTGCGTGTCCCAGAAGTTAGCCAAAAATTCCATGCGGTAGTAGCTCGGCTCGTCGGCCGACTTGGTGCGCTTGATCGCATCGGATATCGAGCGGGTGCTGAAAAACTGCGTGCCGGTCGCAAGAAAGGCGTGGTTTTCGGTGGCGGGAAACTCCTGCTGCACCGTGTCGATATCGCCCGCATTGTCAGCAATCTTCCAGCGGTACCAGGCGATCTGCTCGTCATCGACTTGCACGCCATAGAGGAGCTTGACATCGCGCACCCAGGACTTTTCCTCCGGGGTCATGCGGCCGCTTTTACCCCAGAAGCTCTGCCACTCCATGCTTCCGCGCTTCAGTCGATAATTCTCGTTGGCCCAGAAGGAGACGAAGATCGGGACCTGCGTCACCGATTTCTTAGCCTCCTCCCACATGTCATAGAACAGGTTGAATCCTCTGGCGGTGGACTCCCAGTGATAGAAACGAATCGGATTAGTTTCGGCAAGCGCAGAGCGCAAGGATACTATGCCCTCCTGATCTCCCCAGGAAGACATCTCCGTAGCGTGCAGGAATGCGAGCGCAGAGGATCGCCCTAAGCTACCTGAAGATTTTTTGGCTGTGGTACCCGCCACCTTGAACTGCAAACGAGAGCCGTTTCCGAAAACCATGTGGTGACGGTTATGGCTCGTGATGTTCTGCCGCCAATGATTGGGTAAACCTCCGTGGTACATCGTCAAGCTCTGCCTGAATTGCTCTCGAGCTCCGTCCTCATGCACCACCAGGGAGCCTGAGAGAGCGTCGTTCCTGAACATCCAATAAAGGTCGAATGCAAGGCTGATCGTTGAGATACCGATCTGGCGGCATTTCAAAGTGACGAAGTTGCGCTTGCCGTCCTCGAGTCCCTTGACGATCTCTTTCATGACCCAACGCTGGGTTCCGAGCATGTTCTGCTCGGACAAATTCATGATGCCGCACTCCTTGGAATCGATGCGAAGCGCGCTACAGAATTGCATGAAATGACTTAAATCAAACTTGCTCATTGACTGGTGCCTGTCAAACGACGGCGCATTGGGTTCACGCCTGGCACGCTAGGCTGAGGTCCTAAGCTGATCGTGATGACCAAGTGAGCTTGAGGGGTAACGGGAGTATCGGGAGCGGGAGACTGGCTGACGACGGTTCCCAGAGGGGAGACCGGATCGTAGAGGTACCGCAAATCATCGACGATCAGATTGGCAGACTCGAGCACAGCCACTCCGGTTTCCACCGAGGTTCCCAGGACATTAGGGGTGAGGCTCGAGCTGATCACAAGGTCGAGAGACGAGCCTGTGGAGACCAGGGTTCCCGGAACCACCGACTGGTTGAGGACCAGGCCCGAGTTGACCCCATCGATATAACGATAGTCTGTGCCGGTGAGACCCACCACAGAGCGATCCACATCGGCGATATCTTGCGAGATGCCAATCAAATTGGGAACGAGGATTCCACCGGCTCCCAGGGAAAGGGTGATTTCTACAGCGCCTCCCGGGACCAAGGCAGTCCCTGCGGGCGGGAACTGTGCCGCAACCAAACCGTTGGCGACCGTGTTGCTCTGCGAGGTATTGATCGGCGTGCCGACGACTAACCCCGCGGCCTGGATGGCGCTCGTTGCCGAAGCCTGGCTCATCCCCACGACGTTGGGGACGTTGACGGTGGAGGGAGGGTCCTGGAAAGGCAGCGTGACATAGGCGCTGAGCTTGGTGCCATCTTGCGCCGCGGCATCGACGGAGGTGACGTTGGTGCCTGCGCCGCTGCTGGCCGTCACCTTGATGACCCCCTGGCCGGTCATGGTCACATCGGAGATCGTAGGAGACGGCGTGCCGGTACCCTGCACGTTTTTGAACCGCACCTCATCGCCCAACTGCAAATCTGGCAAGGAAGCGGCTCGGCTCGAGGGATCGCCTAAATTTTGCTGCGTGATCGCAAACGCAGATTCCCCGGTCTTTGAGGCAATGGTGGTCGTGATGGCATTGGTCTGCACACCCCCGGCCGTGGTGACATAGATCGAGACGGGCTGGGTGAGCTTCAGTCCCGAGGTGTCGAGCGTCGCCGAGGTGATCGAAGTGGTGCCTTCGGAGCTCACCGGAACGGTGAGAAGGTTTCCGCCCTGAGAGACCGTGATCGTGTTACCAGAGGCCGAGAAATTGGTCCCGGTCAGATTGAGCGCAGCCCCATCGGTCGGCGTCCCGACAGAGGTCAACGTGGGAGACGTCGAGCCGGTCGGGGTGAGCCGATCGAAGGCCACCTTGGTCGTGGCGACCGTCAGGCGGTCAAAGACAACGATCTCGCTCATGAGTAGCTCGGCGTGATCTGGTAGCCCGTGGCGAGTGTGGCTGCCTTACTGGCGTTACCCTTCCAGGAGTAGAACACCACATCGGAGGGTGTGGCAGGGTTGAGCACACTCGCATCCGCAAGCGTCTTGCTCCAGGAGAAGTTTCCGCTGCCATCGGTGGTGCCGGCGTTGCCCGAATCGAAGGCCGTGACCAGCACGCTTGTGGTGGGATAGACCACCCACGTGATCCCCGAGAGGCCCGATTGGTTGGCGCTGCCGGCGATGTTAGCGAGCTGAATCGTGAAGGACGCAACGCTTCCACGCTGAACGACGAAGCCCGAGGAGTTGGTGTTGCTCGCGCTGTCGGTAGCGAACACGAATAGGTTCGTGAACCAGCCGAAGGTGGATCCCGGGAAGGCCCCCATGGTGATGGTGGTGGAGGTCTGGGAGCTGATCGGCCAGTTGACCGCGCCGGCATCGGCAGGGTTGTTCGACGGGGAGAGCTTGACGGAGCTCCACGATGCGCCGCTCTTGGTGCCGGTCAGCACGATGCCCGTGGTGCCGTTGATGATCGGCGTCGAGCCGCTAGATATCGAGGACAACAGCACGCCAGCGCCGACTTCCTTGAACACGTTGAAAATCCAAAGTCCCGAGGAGTAGGTAGGGGTCTGCTCGTTGACGGGGTTTCCGGTAGCGCCTGCCACCGTCAAGTCCTTGGTGAGTGTCGAGAGCGACATGGATCGACCGCCAGAGGGGTCGGTCACGCGATACTGAGACGCGAATGGATTGGCCCACCCTGAAGCGCCGCTTTTGTTGGTCCACACGTTGTTCAGGAGGCTTGAGAACACCACATGCGCCATGGTGCTGGCCGCGACCGTAGTGCGGCCCCCTGTGGCAGTGATATCTCCAGGAGTCACCGGCGCATTGAAAGTATGGAACTGCTCAGGAGAGTCTACCGAAACGAGGTTGGTCGAGACGGTGGGCGGGAAAATTTCCAGCATCATCTGCATCACGACGGTGCTCGAGAGCACGGAGTTGATGCCGATATCTCCGGACATCGTGCCGTTGTACTGGCAGGTAAAGACCGCCACCGTATGCGAGCCGGTTTGCCTTTGCGTAGGCGTGTTCCAACTCTGCCCGCCTGTCTTGGCGGGGTCCATGACGATCGAGTTTGAGCCGCGCCGCGCGACGGTCAGGACGAACCAAGCCCCCGAGGGCGGGGTCACGGCATTGATCTGCGCAGCCGTGATGAACCGCTCCTGGCTATCGTATAGCGAGGTGTTGTCGGGTGGATTGGTGACGACTGCAAAAGTAGTAAAGCCACTCATGGGATACCGCTCGGCTTTTGAATGTGAGTTAGGGGATTGCCGTTGATGACTTGCAGCACGGAATTCCAGTTACCTGGATTGACGCCCGTGTTGGTTCCGGTGCCAGGGTAAGCGGGTACCGGAGGATTGGTCGCTCCGATATCCAATATGACCCATTTCATGTGGCTCTGATGCAAGACTTGATCGCACCATTGGAATACGGTCATGGGAGTGGGTGGGCCGTACTTGGCAGCCGTGATATCGGGAGCCTGAGTGTCAGAGGAGGAGCCCATCACGCCGCGAAGGTCAGGCCCCGTGAAAGAGGCGTTTGGCGTAAACCCTGGCCAGACGATCTGGCTTTGCGCCGCGCCGATCATCGCCGCTTGTCCCCATCCTAGGTGACCGGGGATGGTATCGGGACTTCCCATGATGGCGCGGTTATTAGCCGCATAGGTGGTCAGGGTCTGAGTCTGCGCCTGATTGTCCGTGAAATTGATGTTGCACATGAACAAGGTGTTGGGGAAGGCCACCTGGCACGCGCTGATCAGCCGCTCGTACTGAGTGACGATGCCGTTTCCGTTGTATGTGCTGCCCGGGTCGATCGCGATCGAGGTTTCCCCGAAGCTGATTTGCTCCACGAACGGGTCCTGATCGACGGTCAATCCGGTGGCGGGGTTCACCGCGGCCGCAAGGGCCTGGAAAACCCCGATACACCAATCCATTTCCTTCTGGTTCCAAAATGCGATCACGGTCTCGAGACCACCGTTAGCGCTCCACCAGCCGAATTTTCCGGCAGTCGGTGAGGCGCTATAGGTATTGTTATTGTAGACCTCAGAGGGCAGAAGGTCCGCATAGTCATTGCCGCTGCCGAAAATCTGCGGCATGAGCTGGATGTGCAGACGCTTGCCGGCCGCGCGCATCTTGTTGAGATCGCGGAAAATCTTCGAGAAGTCATACGGCGCGTTGCCGAAGCACCCCATCGTGTAGAACATCTCGATCCCGAGCACGTTGACACCGCTGTTTATGACGGTGTTCTGCTCTTGAATCTGATTGGTGAGGTGGCGATCGTTCGGGAAGGTGATGTTATTGCTTGCGCCGTAGTGGCCCGGGTTCCACTTCACTCCGGTGGTGGAAGGGACTTGGATGTTGACCGTGGCCTGAGTGTTTCCGGTGGAGGGGTTGATATTCCCGGAGAGCGCAGTCACAGAGACTATCGAGAGTAGTCCGCTCGAGTTGGTGAGGACCTGTCCCGCGGTCGATTGAATGAACTGAGTCCCGTTGGAGCCTGCCGGAAAGGTGAGAAATCCGTTCCCGGGAGAGGGCATGCCCTGGTTGAAGTTTGAGAACTGCCACGTCACGGTGCAGCCAGGGGAGGCGGAGCCGGCTCCGGAGAGCGTGACCGCCACGGAGATCGGCTGTCCTTCTTGGACATTCAGGCTTGTGACGCCGAGGGTGACAGTACCCGGTGCAAGCTGCTGCGAGGTGGGAACCGTGGTGACAGTGACGATCTTCGAGTAGCTCGAGGACAGGCCCGCATAGTTGTGGTTTTTGATGCGAAAGTCATAGGCGCTGTTCGGTGAGAGTCCAGTGACGACAGCGGAAACGCCCTGCCCTGCGTTATAGGGAATGAGACCAAACACAGTCCATTGCCCGAGCGTCGAAGGCGAATACTCCACCTGAGTATCGAGGATTCCCGAGTCCGGGTCCTGTCCGTTGACCCAGTTGAGCGTCACCTGGCTGACGTCTGGCACGGGAGGGGAGGTGGGAAAATCCGACGTGCCTCCCAGGGCCGGGGTCGTGGGCGGGGTCGTGTCTGGCGTGCGCGTCGCCCGCTGTCCCGCGACGATCGGGACCTTGTAAGTGGTCGCGATGATTTGCTTCATGTGAAGAGGCGATCCCACGCCGCGGCGAGCGCGAGCAGGATCAAGCTTGCGAAGCGTACCCGTGGGCGGCGCAGGACTCGCCCGCCACCGATGCCGGGAACGGTGTCGAAGTCAAACGCGCTCGTTGAAAATGAGTTTTCGTCGAACGCGGCCGCAGCGAACGAGGCCATTTATGCACCCCTCCAGAGGTCACCCACGACACCGGTGCCGATGACACCATGAGAATTCATCTGCGTGGTGTTGGCGGCGATCGGCGTGGAGCTCGCGGCCGAGAGCACGCCGGCCGCGATCTCCGTCACGGCATCGGTGGCGAGCGCCGAGGCGGTCAAGGAGTTGGCCGCGAGGTCACCGGCTGCGATCGTCGAGGGGACTTTTCCGCTGGCGACGTTGACCTGTCCAGCGGCGGTACCGACTGAGACTTTCACGCCGTTGGCCGCATCGACGGTGGGCAATCCGCCGTTGGCCGCGGCCGCGGCGTTGGGCAGCGCGGTCATGCCGGCGCGCACCGAGTCGTACAAGTCCACCGCGGTCACGATGATCTTCAGGGTGTGGGTCTCCATGTTGGCCGCACCGTTGAAGGTGATATTGCACTCGCCGGCCGCGGCGATGCAGGCGTTGGGGATATCGAAGCGGTACTGACCTGGTGCGTTGGTCGAACTGATCTCCACGAATCCGCCCGAGGAGTACGCGCCGCCCACGGTC